GTCTGCACATCGCCGCTCTCGCGATCGACGTCAGCCGTAGTGATGCTCACAAACTGACACTCGTAGCAAATGTACTGGCCAGAGTTGGTCTGGTAACCAGAGAAGGCTTGAGTGTAGCTGCCATCACAAGAAGTCGGAGTGACGGTGACTGTAATCGGGTTACAGTTGTAGTCGAGCCAGAACTGCTCGAGCTGCTTGAAGATGTTGGGGTCGTACGGAGCAGTCAGAGTTACATTGTCTGCTGTACGGGGGCCCACAACGTGGTACAGACGGTTGCCTGTGCCATTAGCGTAGGTGCTGCTGTCCGAAGAGTCGTTAATGCCGCTAAACTGTGTGAATACCGAAGTAAGAGTAATAGCGGGTGCCCCGGCATTGCCGAGGGCGGTAAAGCTCACCTCATATTGAGCTTTTGTCAGTGGACGAAGAATAGCCATGAAAACACCTCCTTAGTATATCTGTCTAATCAGGACAGAATGTCGGTGATCATCGCGCCAGAACCGATAAGACCAGTAGCACCAAGACCCACGAGGTTGACAACGCGCTCAACAGTGATCTCAGCGCGAACCACGCGACGCTCACGGATGTAGTACTCAGGACGAACGGCAGGAGTGCCGGTCAGCTGGTAGGTGTAAGCGAATGCGGGGGTAGCAGCGTTAGCGCCACCAGCAGGCATAACGGAGTCAGAAGGACCGTTCGGGCTGTAGAACAGCAGGATGCCGTTCTCAGGGAACACAGGCATCAGCTGACCGTCGGTGGCCAGATAACGACCCTCAGCCACACGCAGACCGCGCTCGAGACCGAAGTAACGGGCCAGCATGTCGGTGTCGATGCTGTCAGCGGTGGTGTACTTGATACGCTCAAGGATCGCTTGGTTGGTCAGCAGCTGGTCAAACACAGCAGTACCAACAACCATGGAGTTCGGACGGATACCGATCTGGTTAGCGACGGAGCGCTTCAGGGTCAGAACGTCTTCGATCGGGTTGGAGGTCAGGGAGGACCAAGCGGAAGGACCAGCAGCGGTATCGTAGGAGTTCTCGAAAGTACTCCAGCTGGTGAAGCCCAGACCGGTCTGGGAGTTAGCAACGCCATCCCAGGGCTCGTAAGGGTTGTAGCCAGCGGTTACGGTAACAGCCTGAGAAACGGTGTACTCATAGGCGTTCATCAGGCGGGACATTGCGTTGCGAGTTTCGATCGCACGCAGGTCAACCTGAGCAGGGCCTTCACCGGCGTTCTCAATAACTTCTTCCGGCAGTTCCCAAGCCACCACTTCTTGCTCAAGAGCATAAGGCTCCGAGTCGTAACGGCTTTGAACGTAAGGAATGTTGGTGCCATAAGCACGACGGAAATCGTTAATGGCAAATTGCTCCTTGCCGAAGCGCAGGATCCGGCCAGCACGGGTCGGGGTGTCAACTACGGGGGCAATAAAGTTGGCGATATTGGTCGCCGGGAGCATGAAACCCTGTGCAAGTGTAGTCAGAATAGGATCTACACCTGCATAGGTTTGTTGCAGGTTCATCATGGGAGGAAGTCTCCGAAGTCTTTGTCTTCAAATGTGTGCACACAGGGCTGGGGCTTATACCAGAAGGATGCCCAGCCGAATGTAATAAGCCAGATTATAAATCAGGCGAAGGAAACGAGCACGAGGCGACGACCACCGATGGTCACGTTCTCACGGATCAGGGGGGTGGTGCCGTCCAGGGTCACAGCGTTACCGGCGTTGGTAGCCTGGCCAAGCAGGTTCACCTGCAGTTGGCTGTTCAGGGCAATCACGGTAGCGGGGGCCAGGGTGGGGTCCACTTCAATCAGCAGCAGGCCGCTGGTAGCAACGGTCAGTTGACGAGCGGTGTAAGGCTGAGCCAGAGCGGTAGGCATGTAGGCCTGGTTCACACCGGCAATCGAGAAGGGAGCGACCCAGTTGGCGGGAGCCAGGGCGTCAGGAGCGGCGGCAATGTTAGGGCCAGCGGAAGTCACGTAGGTAACAACGCGAAGCTCGCCAACTTCAACCACACCCACGGTGGTGCCAACGGCGGTTGCTACGGGGGAGCCGAGCTCGGCGTCCACGGCGGCTTCCCAGGTCTCAGCGTAACGGATGTACTGCTTGCCGTAAATGGGGGCTGCATTAGTAGCCATGTTTTTATCCTCAAAAGTAGATGGACTTCAAATAGTTTTCACTGAGAATGGTTTCTAAAACTCAGTAGAATGTAATCGGTTTTACCCTAGCGGTATTCAATGTAACACCTGCAGCGGTCATAACACCGGCAACCTTTGCCAGGCATAGGAAGTTCCCCAATCGGGGCCCAACCTTGTTCGCCGTAGTTTTTACAGTCAACACACACTTTTTTGTCGGACTTCGCGACCCTGCGCATTTCTTTGAACCCCTGGTCTTGTGCAACCATGTACAGGCCCAAGTTGTAGAACGCGAAGGTCGGAGTAGCCAAGTAGCGGGATACTCGGTCGGCCAAAGCTGGCCAACTCTGCCCTTGTGCTCGCCGTTGAGAAGCTTCGTTGATACCTTCCTCTTCGGGATTGATACCTTCAATTTCTTCAACGCCAAGATCGATTGCTCCGGGGACCGCACCCAGGAGATTGTAGTCGGCAAAGTCTACCGTCTGATCCCCGAGGCGAAGAACACCTGAATCGATATATTCTTTAGTCTCTGCTAAAAACTTTGTAAGAGGCGGGAGCATGTCACCGATGATGATCGGCCAACATTTCTCCAGCTTCCGGTCGAGATTGTCGTCTTTGATGCCGAGAATGCAAGCGGCAAGTGCAGAAACAATGGTTTTGTCCAAGATTGTTCTCTCGTACTCACCCCACTTCATCAGCTTGTCTCGCAATCCCTTCACGAGGCCAAGGGACTCTGCCTTCATCCGTTCTTCCAGATTGGGCTGCTCTTTGTATTTTCGAGCTAGAGTTTTGGCCTGGGAGAAGAAGTCGGATCTCCGCTTTGTCGCCATACTAACGAGAGAGAGGAGATCCATAACTACCTCAGGAGAACATGGTTTTCTTGAGAGCTTCCACGTAATCCATCTTGCCTTCGGACTCTTCTACCATGCGGAGAGCCTTGGCATGAGGATCGAGGTCCTCTTCGGCGTACTGGAAGGTGCCGCCGGCAACTTCACCGAAGGAAACCATCGGAGGAAGCTTGCTCAGCAGGTTCAGCAACTTGGTAGCTGCGGTTTCGCCCTCGGAGAACTCCAGAGTACCGAACTCAAGACCCTCAACGTAGGAGAGAAGCTCCTGCTCGGGCATGATGCCGTCGGTCAGACGACCTTCAGTGTACATATGGCCGATTGCCTCAGCCATTTGCATCTTACGGAAGTTCATCTTCTCCATACGATTGCGATTCTCCAGCTCAGCATACTTCTGCTTGAGGGACATCAGTTCCTCGTACATTTGCTGAGTGCCCATGGGACGAGCTTGGCTCATGGAGCCCATGCCGCCGTACTCCATACCGCAATGGTCAACGGAGTAGCCCTCACCGTAGCTCTCTTCGCCTTCATCTACACCGTCATCGCCTTCGCCTTCCTCATAAGTGGAGCCGAAGCCGGTCTTGGTGTAGGGATCCTTCTTCTCGCCGTGCTCCTCAGCGTAAACGCCACCAGATTTCTTGGTGATTTCGGCGGGATCCTTCACGGTGTCCATAGCGCCAGGAGTCAGCTGTTTGGCTTTGGACTTTTTGCCGTCGCCGATGTTCTCGCGCAGGCTCTCGAGAGAGGCTTCGCCGTACACACCGGAGGGGCCTGTGATTTGGTTGGGGTCGTCAATGTCGTCTTGAGCGCCGGGGGTCAGCTGCTTGGACTTGGCCTTGGGCTCACCTTTGTAGGATTCAGCGTAAGCGCCATCGGGACCAACAATTTCACCAGGGGTGTCGGTGTCGTCCATAGCACCAGGGGTCAGCTGACGGCTCTTGGACTTGGTGCCATCGCCAATCTCCCTACGCAGACCTTCGAGATCTTCGTAATCGTTGTCGTCGTCAGTTTCGTACTCGGCGTGCTCAACGGTTTTGCTAGCGGTCATGCCCTTCTTGGCGGTGGTTACACCGTCTTCGCCGGTCATTTCATCGGCCTGGGGCTCAGCATAGAGCAGGTCGTGAGTTTTCACGGACTTGGCGCGAGCGTCGGAGGATTTCTGACGCAGAACACGCATATTCTTGTCGCTCATGACGTTAGTCATGCCAACGGCAAACACTTCGTCATCGGGCATTTCTTCCGACTCAGCCGGCATCTTGGTCTCGGTCTCGTCACGACCGTAGGGGTCAGTGCCAGAGGAAACCTTAGGAGCGTTCACACCGTAGCTCTTGGCGTCGGTGTCATACTGGTCCATGTTGTTGACACGCTCGTAGTTTTCAGCTTGACCAGCCCAGCGCTCTTCACCGTCGGAAGCCATTTCGGACTCCTTGGCAGTGCGCATACGATCTTCGTCTTGCTCACCGTTCTCGGCAGTGTGCATACGATCGCGATCTTGCTGACCGGACTTGGCGGTCTTCATGCGACCCACGTTACCGTCAGCACCTTGCTTACCGGTTTTCATGCGGTCAACATAACCGTTATCGGTAGAGCGAGCGGTTTCGTAACGACCTGTGGGGTCTTCGGCATGGTCAGCAGAGCCAGGACCACCATCTCCACCGTGACGCTTCATGACGCCGGTGTCAGTCATGTCTTCATCTTCAGAGTGCTTGGCCTCTTTGATGAGTTTGTCCTCTTCTTTTCCGAAACGCTTGACTTCCTTAGCCTCTTCAGGCTTGCCTTCCTTCTTCATGCGCTTGGCCTCGAAGGCACGGTCGGCGGCGGCTTTGCGTTCGTCAGTGGACTCTTTGTGAGCCTCGTCGTAGACGTTTTCTACGACTTGCATAACTTGGCCGTGGGCACCTTTGGCGTGCTTCCGGCTGATTTTACCTTGTTCCATAAATTCCTCTTCCGGAAATTGATCTTCGAGGTCAGCCGTCTGCTGAGAAATTTCAGTTCCTTCGCGACCCACGTGTTTGCTGGTTTCTTTGAATTGTGGAGCATCTGGGTTGGACATCTGGGCCGTCTCCGGTTGTTGTGTAACCGAAGAGGTCGTAACTTCCTCCAGTTCCTCGGTAGGTTGAGCTTGTTGGTTACCTTGCAGTTCTTTTACCGCACTCGACACATCCTCACGGACTTCATCGAGTTTCTCTCGGAGCATTTCGAGGGGACTCTTCTCCACGATAAGTGTGGGTCCGAGTTCCTCATCAAAAATGTCCGAGGGAGCGAGAGCTACGGCAAAATCGTAGACTCCCTCCGCCTCCGAGAAGGAGAAGGGTTCTAATCCTTTTACTGCCGGAGGGGATGCCCCCAGCAGTGCAAGGTGGCGAGCACTCCACTTTCCCTTGTGGGGATTGATAGCAGAGTCAGGTGAATAGAACGAGATAGAAACCTTGCGGTAATGTCCGTCCTTTACCAGATCTCTCGCTGTGTCGGTGAAGGCCACATCGGCATACAAATTGCCCCCCTGCTTGGCGAATCCTTTGATCCAACCGTAGGCAGGAAGGCTGTCATTGTCACCGGCATGGCCGATTACCAGGGGTGCCTCATGTGTCGAGGGATCGTATGTTTCGACAACCTGCTGCAAGTCCTTGTCAGAGAAGTTTCTCTGAACCCCTTGAGCGGAAGTCTGATCACCTGACTTGAAGACGTGGATGCGTTTTGTAAACACCGTGTTTATTAGTGACCCATTGCTCAGTTTTTACCCTACTTGCGATCCATCTCCACGGCCTCGTCTTCGGAGATTTTTTGGTTACCGAATGGCCTTTCTTCTTCCTCGGTGGCAGGCTGACCCATGGCATCAGTTTGTGATTCCTCTGGAGTTGCACCCGCAGGGGTATCCATCACGTTGGCAGCGGCTTCCAGATCTTGGTTGGCGGCTTGTTCTTGCTGAGCGGTAGGTTGCCCAGCACCCTCGTTTCCAAAGATTGAACCGAATAAATCTTGGTCTTGCTGGGGATCAAACTGCGTGGGGGCTTCCTCCTCCTCTCCAGCTTTTTTCTCCTCAAGCTCCACTCGGAAGTGACGCTCAATCCATTCTTTACGCGGAGTGTAACCCGACTGAATCAGCAAAGAGACGTCGGGCATTGTCAGAGGAGATTCTTCGATCCGGAACTCACGGGTGAGGACGGGGGCTGCCACATCGACGCCAAAGTTCAAATCAACGATCCAGCGAACTAGGGTCTGGGTCAAAGTTTGCGAAAGCATCTCTGAGATTTCGCTGGCACGCACGACACGAATTGTGTTTGCAACTTGCGAGGATGCTCGGGAGCCGGCTTCAGCTTGCCCTGCCTCGTCTTCTCCGCAAATCACCAGGGAGATCTCTTTGTCAATATACTCAATCAGATTCTTGAAAACTTCGGGGGAGCCGGAGGGTACCACAAACTCAAGTTCGTAGCCCTCGGGCAAAATCATTGCGGTTTCTTGGGAGAGATTGGATAGATGGCCGTAGAGCGTATCCAACTCTCGAGTGCTCGCTGAGAGCGGTGCTTTTGCGACAGCTGTCGGCGTCGCGTAACGGTCGCCGTAGAGCACATAAGACTCGATGGCACGGCGCCGAAACTTGACGAGAGGATAAAGAATGCGGCCGAGAGCAGAGCCGTATGGGTCGCCATTGTGCGAAACCCAGTAACGAGAAACAATGAACTTACGCTGCGGTAACTCCACACCTTCAAACATGCGGTTGAAAGTAAGGCAACGCATTGTAAACCCGTTGACGGCATCTTGCTCCTCTTGGAATACGAAACGACGTTGATCGCGCATGCGGACGTCAAACGGGATTACTCCCCGCTTGGTCTTCTTCCACATGATTTCCCCTACGGAGAAGCCAGCGATCATGGCTTCAGCCATGCCTGTGTAAATATCGTCAAGGGGCATCTCTTCCAGGACCTCAGCGACAAAGTCGCGCACTGCCAGGTCCCCTGGCTTATCTGAGTATTGCTGAACGTACCACGGGCGTGATGTCACTTCCTGCATTAGCTTACGGAAGCACGCTTGTACTTGCTCATCGTAAAGCAAACGCTGATAGACGACCAGGGCGCGGTTGCCACCCTTCTGAATAAGAAGGTCGTCGTTGGGGCGCACAATGGTATTCCCCTGTCCCGTAAAGGGAGAGGAGCTACCAAACATGTAAATGGACGATAGATTATACGGATCACTCGTATAACGAGCAACCTCGCCGGAGGGGACTGGTGCTGTCTTGAATCGTTGCGCCATCCAAGTCTCGTGCGTTGCCTTAGTTAGTTAGTTTTACCCGATCAGTTTGCCAGGGTGAAGTTCAGAGGTGGTTGAGGTTGTCCGTTCACGGAATACTGTATAAATACACGGTACACTCCGTCTTCTCCCCCCGTTCTCCAATTTCCTGTGACGGAGAGATCAGTCAAGCCTTTCACGTTTTGTAGGATGCTATATTGAATGGCCGAGTTAATTTGACCAGGGTCCAGAATCTCAAGTACATAATCACCGATTCCGTATTCTGCTCTCATTACCCGCTCATAGTACCGGGTTTCCAGTACACTTCTTATTTGCTGAGTAACCGTGGCGTAGTCCGTACTGGTGCTTAAGTTACCGTTGGTGACTGTGAGGGGATACGTGAGACCCCTGACCGCGGGCGATAGAATCGTTGGGTCGCTCATCGAATGTATCTCCGTGAAACTTGAAACTCTAGAGCATTAACTCTTTTACGAACTTCCTCCTTGGGGAGGGCGCTTTCGATGACTTTTCGAATCTCTTTACGTAAAACATCGAGATTCAACGATTGGTAGTAGTTCGGATCTACCAGATCCCCTTCGTCGTTTTCCCCGGAGAGAAGGGAGACGCAGAGTGCCTCTAGTGGGACACCCTGCTCCTCCGCTTGCCTCTCCAGTTTGAAGAGAAGGGAGTCGGGAAGACGTAGATTGAGATCCCGGTACATTTGACTCCCTGTTAACATTATTAGCCGAGTCCTTGGATTTCCAGCTCGTTATTCATCTGACCGATTGCCACACGGATGAGGTCAATCTGGATACGCTCAAGGGTCGGAACCGGAGTTACAAACACCTTGGCGTTCACGATGCCGTTCTCGAGATCTTCCGGCGGGTTGATCCGTGGGTCACAGATCACCTGGAAGGCCTGGGAAGGACGTGCTCCGAAGAGCGCACCCTGGACATACAGCTGGTTGAGGATGCTGTTGCCAACCGATACGATCTGGTTGTACACCACGTTGAACCCGTCGATAACGTTGAAGATCTGGTTGTCGAACGCTGTACGCAGTGAGCCGTAAACCACGTTGAGAATAACGCGAGTGTTGACGAACTGGTACAGGCGCTGTTCGGCCACGGCAGGGTTGATCCGAGTACGACCGCCCCAAATGAAGACGGCAGTGTCAGGGTAGCCAGGCAGAGAGCGAACTGCGTTGCAACCATCGGGGTTGAGCAGGTTCTGCTGAGCAGAGTTGATGGGAATCTGGGTTCCCACAGCATCGGCCAGCTGGAACTTGACACCAGCAGGCGGGAACTGGTAGCCCTCGGAGCGGTAACGACGAACGGCCACACCAGTCACGTAGGATGACGGCGGGATCCATTGGCCAGCACCGTTCTCGATGTAAGGACCGTAGTAGGCAATGAAGCCGAAGGGGTTGAAGTAACGCTGCGAATCTTGGTAGAGACGGTTCACGTTATCAACACCGGCCTCGATGAACTCGGCCTGAGGTACGCCGTTGAAGCCAACACCACGAAGAGCATCGTCGATGATCTCGGTAGAGGTAATGGCATCGAAGCGCCAAAGGCTGATGGGCACACCCTGCTCAGGAGTGAACAGGAGTTCCACTTGGCTACCGTAGCAAGGCTGACCAGCAGAGGTCAGGTCGCCACCGGCGGTGTCTGCAGCAACAACCACCCAGTCATAGGTGGAACCGTTGTAGATCAGAGCCAGGCGGTCGCCAGTCACAACAGGGGTGCCATCAGGGGCGGTACCAGGGGCGGTAACGTCAAAGTAGCAGCCGTTCAGGAGAGCCTGATCGTTGGTCATTTGAGCGGCGGTATCACCAACGGTGATGCCCAGTTGAGCACCATAACCGGAGTTAGCAGCCACACTGGAAACGGTAAGGGTTACACCAGCGCCAAAGATGGCGGTGGGCAGATCGACCGTGTCACCTGGAGCATAACCGAGGCCACCGTCCACAAGGGTAACGGCGGTTACGGTGCCAGCCAGCACAGTCACGTTGACGACGAGACCGAAACCTGCACCTGTGGTGGTTACGGGAACCACGTTGGTGTATGTTGCGGCAGCCGCTGTGGTAGCACCAGCTGTGATGCTGAGGGCGTTTGCAGTCCCTATACCGGCAACAGCAACAATGGAGCCGTTGGAAGTGTTCAGAGTAGCAACAGTCAGAACGGTTGCGCCGAACTGGGCTGCGGGCAGCTGCAGGGAGTCACCTACTTGGAAACCTTGACCAGGGGTGTTCACGAACACACTGGTGATGTTACCGGCGTTGACGGTGATGGTCAGAGTCAGACCGGTTCCGGTGGAGGGGCTAACAGCAGTGGCTACAACGTTGTTGTAGACGCCGTTTGCAGCTGTGGTGGGGATACCGCTGGCAACAGTTGCTACAGGGCCGATGGTTCCGGCAGCGCTTCCGCTGTAGCGACCCACGAAGATCGGATCAATCGCAGGTACGAAATAGGCCTCGGAAGAGAAGAACTGGTCCACAGTGGGGACGCAGTAGGCGTTCAGCAGGGCGGCTACGGGGGTAGGGTCAGGGTCAACCAGATTCAGTTTCGGTAGGTAGCCGCACAGAGTCAGGGAGCTGATGTCTTCGCCGTAAGGAGTGATTTGATCTTCACCGAGAATAACCGAGGAGTTATTCAGGTACACAGAGGTATTTGGAGTGTTGGCAACGGTTGTGCCGGCGGGAGCTGCATTAGAGCTCAGAGCCTGGTTCCAAATGTTGTTGCTGTCAAAGCCATACTTCCGTCCACGAACCATCGGCAGCTGAAGCAGCTCGATGGGGCTGATGGTGGTCTCGCCACGGCCCAACATCTGAGTGTAGAAGATGGTGGGAGTGGTGCTGAACACACCGCTGGAAGGATAAACGATGAAGTTGCTGGTGGTGAAGTTAGCCAGCGAGTTCGACAGGGCAAAGGAGTCCTGGTCGATTACTTTCACCCAGTAAGGGCGGCTCACCAGTTTGGTGGTAGCGCTTACAAAGTTGGAGGTCTGACCGGCGGTAGTCAGAGTGATAGGTTGGGTGAAGAAGATGCGCTGACCGCTGCGCAGGCCGTGGCCGAGGCAGTTGAAGGAAGCGCTGCCAGCGGGAACAATGGTTCCAGCGTAGGCGGAGATCGAGGTTGCAGGGTTCAGGAAAGTCCGGCTCACCCAGTTCAGGATGTAGGACTCGGTGGGATCCTGCAGAGTACCGGGCAGGTGCAGAGTGTTTACACCGGCAACGGAACCAGAGATGTTCTCGATCAGATCGGAAGTTTGACCGTTGATGTCTACTTCGATATCCCAGTAAGGATCAGCGTAGCTGATGAGGGCAAAGTCACCCGAGGGGTTGGGCATGTAAATTGCGCCAACGGGGGTCTGGGTGAGGAAGTTGGAACCTTCTTGCAGAACCACATTGTTGTAAACGTTAGAGGCGTTTACAGCGTTGGTGGCTAGAAGAACGTAGTTCAGGCAGTAGTCGGCGTCAGTGATCAGATTGCGCGGAGCGGCGATCACGAACACTTCTGTGTTGGAGATGTTTTGAACAACGTCAACGTTCTGTACGGTGAAGGTGCTTCCGCCGAGAACAGCATTGGTGAAGGTCAGGACCTCACCAGGCTGATAGCCGTTTCCACCATTAGTAATGGTCACGGATGTGATTACACCGCCGGCGACCACCACTGTGGCCAGGAGGCCAGAGCCACCCACAGCGCCAGGGTTGACAGTCTCGTTGGTGTAAGTACCGTTGGTCAGAGGGCCACCCACAGTGGTGATGGTGTTGATCTGGAAGACGGGACCGGTGATGGTCGGGTTGTCGTCAGAGAAACCACGTACATATACTGCGGTGAAGTCGCTGCTTACGCCACTGGCCTGCAGTGAAACTTGCTGGATGGGCAGAGTTACGGGCCAATAGGCGGTGTCGGTCAGCTCGAACACACCGCTGGCGGCGGAAGCCACAGCGTTGATGGTGTATTGAGCGGGATCCAGAAGACCTACCTTGACGCCGTTCGACACAATGTTGGCCGACTCGTTGACAGCAGTCTCAGCAGACTGACCAAACACGATGGTCTGGTTGGTGAGCTTCGGATAGCTTACGTCACTGCCAATCCACTTGTAGATGGCGTTGTCAACGAGGTACTTGCTACCTTCGTTCAGGTCCGCAGCGGCCTTGTGAGGGGTGTACTCGGAGTACTCGTTGACGTCAGTTACAAGGAAAGGACCGGGGTCAGCCAGGGCCATCCACTTGTAGTCGTTGCTCTCGCAGTGAGCAGCAGCGGCAGCACCCACAAGGGCACGGCCTTTTGCGTCAAACTGGGCATAAGCGGTCGGGGTGATCAGGTAGCCCTGGTCTTGCTGGCCGTCGAATGCTGTTGCGATGCACTGGGTGTAGTCTTGGGGCACACGTACCAGATCTACACTACCGCCCACAATGTTCTCAACGTCGTATGCGTTCTGCATGAACACGAAGTTGCTACCCACGGGCAGAACTTCGGTCACTACGGACACATTGCCATTGAAAGTGGTGGAGGAGATGGAAACGAAGCTGTTCTGGGAGTTGGCGAACTGGATAGGATCCAGGTCGTTCAGCTGACCGAAGCTACGAACATAGACGGAGCTACGGATGGAAGGGTTGCTCTCGATGGCCTCGGCAACAGCGGTTGCCATGGCTGCGGAGATCCGACGGTTGTTGGCCTCGTCGCCAGCAACGTAGGAAACGGGGATGGTTACGGGAACACCCAGGTACTCGCCGTTGGAGGTGAAGCCGGTGGAGCCATCGCCGGCAACCAGAGGTTGACCATTGATGTACATTTGCACGTACACCTTGTTTCCAGCCTGCAGAGAGGAGGGAAGGTCGGTGCTGTTGAGCTTGGTTGCGGAGGGGAAGAACTCGAGTTCAACGATTTGATTCGGAGTTCCTACGCGCACAACGCGCAGGTCGCCTACACGGGAGTTCTGGAAGAACTCATTTACGCAATTATAGCTCAGGAGGGGGATACGGCCCTCGGGAACTGTGGAAGTGCCAATACGAATCAGCTCCTTATAGTCATTGAGGGAGGTGATTGCGATTGGGGTGTTGAAGGGGAACCGTGTTACGGGTACGCCTTCCTCGGTCTCGACCAGCATATAAACTGTGTCGAAAGGAGCAATAGCGGGAACGGCGAGTTTGCCCGGTTGCTCGTTGATGTATACGCCGGGAGCTCCGGGAGTTACCCCGCTAGTCCCGAGGGAAAAAGTTGCCATTTTATTACAGGTATGTTCCTTCTTTTCCGTCGAGTAGTGTAGGCAAGGATAACTCCTACGTGGTCTCCGTAGAGCTACCGTCCGGGCACACGAGTGCCCTTACTTTTACCCGGTTACTGCTGCCCTGTAATAGCTTGTGTGCTGTCGTATGTGATTCCGTTTATTGCCTCTCTGTCAAGAACGCCCTGCAGTGTGTAGCGGTTCAGGGCTGCTGTGTATTCTTGCTGTGTGTTGAAAGGGTAAATGCGCGTTGCGTTTTCCCCCGCGGGAATCCCGAAGATGAAAGATCCCTGAGTTAATCCCCCTCGGGTCCCTGAAGCGTTGGCTGAGGGGGAAATTCTGAGCTGGGCTCCTAGCGGAGGAAGCTCCGTCACCTTCCATTGCGGATTTTGCTCCAGAACTTCGCGATACTCCAGGGAGTTTGTGAAGTAGAGATACCCCAGCTTACGCCAAGTAGACTGCTGTTGGAAAGGGACGGAGACGGTCATTAGATACTCTTACCTGCGCGGGCCATGAGTCTGGCACCGATGGAAGTGCCACGGTTGAGGTCGAACCCTTTCTCTTTTGCCACCTCTTCGGCTGCTTTTTCAAGAGCTGCTGGATTGGAGGGTACGAAGGGGTTGTTCTCCACCGACTTGGTTGTGAGCTTCTCGCGGAAGTCCGTCTGGATTTTTTCGGGGACTACGGCCTCGGGTGCGGGCACGGGTGCCTCGTCAGGTGTTTCCACTTCGAGATTAACCGGTGCGGACGGGTCCACAACGGGGCTCTCAATGCGACCCTCTTCCGGAGTGACTTGGAGGTCTGATTCAGCGGGAGCCGCCTTTGTGGTGCGACTAGTAGATGTGCGACGTGCCATTGTTAACGTTTGCGTGAAAGGATGTTTTTCCAGGAAATGGGGACTATCTGTTTGAGGGAGATGTCCGGGACCCCCATCCACGGGCGGGCGGGTTGTCGACCGACGCCAAACTGGTTGTCGGCGCCGTAGTCAGTGGATTTGACAAGGAACTCATTGCCCTTGGTGAAGATGTAGGCTGAGTCTTGCATTAGCCCGGTCGCCCTCAAGATGGGTTGGCCGGGGTATTTACGACTCTTCCACTCTGCGTATCTCGGCGAGAGACGTTGCCAGGGCCGCTTGTAGGTGGGGTCAATCTGGCGTTTCCAGAACTGGGGATGGTCGTCCAGGAGGACAGGGACCCATTCCCGTTGAGTGGGTTTCCACCAGTTTAGGTTCATGGGGGCGAGCCCGTCGCCAGTAGCTCTGAACTTAATCATTTCTTCCTGGCATTTTTCTTCATTGCTTTCTCTTGCTCGTCGGCGTGGTTCTTTACAATCTCAATCATGGTATTTACTTTACTCATAGGTTGAGTTTCAAGCCAGTCTACCGAGGAGTCCCACCGCTGTTTACACAGGTGATAGGCAACCTCGAGCCAGTTTTCCACCGTGAGAATGGTGCGGTCGAGCAAGGTCTCAATGGCCCACTTCAGGACGGCTCGCGTTTGTCCGGAGGTGGAGAGGTCTAGGGCCTCCTTGTTTTGGAGTAACCTCTCCATGAGTTCGATTTGACTTCTTTCGGTTTGTCGCAGAATTTGCGCAAAGTAGAAGTCCTTCGGAATGACTTCTCTGAAGTGAAAAGTAGGACCGTCAGGGACAGTTACGAGGTAAGTAAAGTCCTCTTGGTCCTCTACGATCAGTTTGGGTCTTCTTCGTCCGTGCCGTTGGCCTTGGCTACCAGGTCGCTAAGCTTCCGGAAGTCTTTGACCCCCAGGTCTAGAATCTCGTCGTAAGTAATCTTGTCATCGCCCACGATTAGACGCTCGATGATGCGCATTCCTCGCTCTACGTCACCTGCTTTTGTCAGGTCTTTTTCCATGTAGATGAGGTCACGGCCGGTCATTTCCCGGATGGTGATCTCGCGGCCGTCGGCCAGGGTGGTTGAGAAAGTTTCAAGTTTTGGCATGGTGGGTTTTTTGGTTACCGGTGTTGCTTTTACCGCGTCGTCAGAGATTGTTCGCATTGGTTGCGTTGTAGAAGTTGTCAAGTTTTACCCGTTGCTCGAAAATTCGATCTTCTAGGGCCATGTCCCCGTTGCCGGGAGGCAGGGTCTGATAAATTTCGTTGGCTATTTTCCAGCTTTTTTCCGCGTCTTGTACGCGATTAACTTTTAATCTGTCGTCGATATCGTCGAGCCAGAATGTTACAATTAGCTTCCGGAACTCGGGGCATTCGGGAAGAGGGAAGGCCATCAGAGTGCTCTAAGCATGTTGATGGTTTGCTGGGGAGAGAAATAGCGGGAGTTGTAGGCACATTCCACAGAGGACGGAATGACTCGGTTTTTCTTATCGTAGGGTACGGTTAGGTAGTAAGTGTCGTGCAAGCCCTGAAACAGCAGGACTCCAACATTCTCAACGCGAGACTTTTTCTTTTTCTTCATCAGATGACTCCTTTTTGAATGGCAGTGTAGCGCTTGGTTAGTTTGTCAATGGCACCTATTTCAGCCAGCTCATACATTGAGTATTCTGTACCGAACGATTCGTTCTCTCCTGCAGGGTTGGAAAGTGTTACCGTCTTTTCCTGCGGGGACTTACGAAGGCGCTCATCGATGGCAACGCTGGAGAAGTAAGCTCGGGACAGCGGGAGATCGGGGATCCCCACTGCGGAGTGGAATAGGGACCAGGTGTACATGTGTGCGATCTGGAAGAGCGCAGCAAACTGTTCTGCGTAGCGATCTGGGGTCATAAACCAGATCTCGTCATGAATGCTGAGAACGAAGCGGCAGGGGATTTTGTATTCCTCCGCCAACCAGTGCACTGCAGTTAGCATGATCGAGAGAATCTCGGCACCGGACGATTGAATCGTCCAGTTGACCCGGCCGGTTTTAAAGTCATCGCCTACGGCAGCGGGACGCATTGCGGTTGAGATCTTGGTTCCCAGGCAAGGGAGCTGAGGGACCCGAGTCCGCATCGCAATCTCTTCCATAAAGTTAAAGCAACCGCTATCGGAACCTCCCTCGTAAAGACCGTTCCGGAGTTTACCTTTCTTGCCTTCAAGAATTTTGTAAGCAAAGTTCTTCACCTCAGTTGGTGACTTTTCGGGGTACTTGCGGCGGATGTAGGTTTGCACGGCTCGGACCCCGGCTCCGTAGAGAACGGCGAAGCCGGCGATTTTGGCCGTGTCTCGGTCGACGCCAGCCAGCTTAGCAAGAGCACTATGGGGATCAGTCC